AAAACCACCCTCTAGCTTTACTGCAACTAGAAGCCAAATAATGTATGTTGAGGCACTGATTATGGATCTAGATCAGATAGTTGCAAAACTGAATCAATACAGAAAATAATTACCCAGCGGTGATTTTAATCGAGAGTCTTTCAATAAGACTCTCGATTTCATTTAGATATTGATCCGGCACACCATCTATCCCATCGTGCACCATAATACCGTGCCTATCAATCTCTTCCCAAATTGCGTATCTTGCGTCTCTTTCCCACTTAAAATAGTCACCAAATACCGTCTTTTGTATTTCTCTTGACGGATGCCTTTTGTGTAAAAACGTGCATATTTGCCTCCTCGCGTTTTTATATTGTGAGGATATGCTTTTTAAATTACTTCCGATTCTTTCCAAGTTGGAAATAGAAATATCGTCAACCGATTGAATAACAATGTCTTTGGTTACTGAGAAGCTTGACTGCCCATTTAAAATGGCGGGGCTGATTGATGACCCATTTGCTAATGCCATGCAAAGTTTTTTTACAATTGAGACATTATCATCGTTAAAAGGTATATTTAAAACATTTTCACATATGTGTTTACGCCACTTTTGTTTGTCTGAAAGTAACATGCACAAATCTGGATACAGCCTGTTTATTAACCCAATGTTGTCGGCATGAACATCCTTAAGGTGATGGAACAAAAACTGCGTATACGCACTATCAATGTCAATGCCTTTACCAAATAGGTCTTCTCTTAGCCAGCTTGGCCACGTTTCTACTGCGGGGATTGGCCATGTTGAAGTATCACGCTGCTTTAACTTGCCCGAGGGTGAGAAATAAAAATTAATTTCAGGGTATTTTAAGAGCCATAAAACAGGCGCAACAAGATCAGATCTGTTTTTGTCGCGCAATTTAGAAATGATTTCTTTAGCATTATGCTGCTTGATATACACCTTAGAAACGACGCCGTCTTTTGGGATTTCTGGTGGCTGGTATTCAACCAAATCTAAAACTTTATTTGGCGCTATTTTTACATCGTTGATTATTTTAGGCTGAAGTGTGGTATATTCAAAATTCTCAGAACCTAAATTAAAACCGCGTTGAACTACGTCGAAGAAATAATTTAAGACAACTTCAAAATCGTAAACCCACTTCCTAATAGAAGTCAGTCTCAACTGAACTGTGCTAAAGCCAAGAGGTTTTCCAGTTGACATCGCATTCGCGTGCAATCCTGCCATATACAGGATGAGATCTTGCCTATCACGCATTTTCGCCCTGTTAAACCTAACCACGTTAGGATAAAACTTGCTTACGTGCAATGGGTGCGTATAAGGTATATTTTCTTTACACGAAACTCGGTAGATTGCGTCAGTCATGAAACCGCGTGTTCCAAAGATCTATGGCGCCCTGAGGGCCTTCGTCAGATATAACAGATGCACCACACCCACCCCAACTTTCAGCACAATTGAAAACGTACAATTGATCGTTAAGTTTGGATGCCCTGTGCAACGTATCAACATTCTTCAAGCTAGGACGGTGCCCACAGAAAGGGCACCTCTTAATAAGCTGATCGTCAAGTATTTTAGCTTCTTGAGTCATTTACCACATTTACGATTGCATCAACCATTTCATTAATTTTACCATTGTCGATGTTACTGGTGTCCTTAAGATATTGGTTGACGATTTCTGTAATTTTAGATTTTGTATCTACAGATTTTGTTTGCGGCGTAGGTTGTGGGGCTGGCTCACCAGTATTTGATTTATTCTTTCCGAAAATCCTATCCCAACCATTTCTATAATCATCCGTTGCAGTAGTCGTAACTAAGCTGTCTCCGGTAATATCGTTAATTGATGCCATCTCAAACCTTTTTATTCATTGTAGATTTAATATTTTGGTAAATTGCTCGTACTGTGTCTTTACGATTTACCACTGAGCTACCATCCTGGATGGTATCACGCAAGGTAATATCTTTCCCTGACTGAACTAAATTAACAGACAGGGCCAATGCCATTTTTCTCAATCTCTTTGCTTGCTTTGCGTTCATATTATCCCCAAAGGATTTGTTTACCAGAAACCTGCGTGCGTTTTCTTTCCATTACAGCATTTCTAATATCGTCAATTGAAACATACAGGTCGTCAACTGTAACGTATGGTGTATGGAGCGGGACACCCGCTTCTAACAGCTTACTATACTTGGCAAACAATTTTGATTGCTGCACCGGTGTTAAATTCTTAAATGGTGTAAGTTGAAATAACATTTAACCTCCTAAATAACAAAAGGCCGCGAAGCGGCCTTTTAAAATTAGCCTGATATATTATATCAAGCAGTTGTTAAATTGAAATAACGTTTCAGGTTATTTCAATTTGTCCTTAAGTGAGGAAAGTTTTTTATCATAACTCGCCGCCCACTCTTTGGCCTGCACAAGAAAAACTCTTGCTGCCCTAATTAAACTTGTTAGCCAGTCACCAACACCTTCTTCTATTTTCTTGACAGACAATTTAGAAACTGGTGCTGAAGGTGGTTCAATTTTTGTAAATTGTTTACGGATTTCTTCAACTTTTTCTTGAAGTTCAGAAGGAATAAGATCTGCTAGAGCAGCGGCAATACCCTCGTAATCTACCTTGGTCTTCTCTTTTCCTACAGCTTCTTTTGCAAGTGTTAAAGTGAATTGTGCTGTTTCAATCACGCGAGTTAAAACAACGTCTTCTGCATTAAAGTAATCCTGAACCTGATCCTTGATCTTAGCATTCATTTCTTCTTTCGCTTTTTTCATTTTCTCCAGGCTAACTTCAAGCCTTTCGTAACGTTTAGCAAGTTTAGTGAATGCTGCTGATTCGTTCCCTTGTAACTCGGCTGTTACCCGATCAAGAACGTCTTTTACTTTTTTCTCTTTGTAAGAGACTCCATCTCTACGAGCTTCAGCAACGAATTGTTTAAATGTGATAGACATAATAGTGCAACTGTATTTAATATCGTTTATTTATAAAATTAGATTGAACCGGCATATCTGGTATTCATTTTTGTGTCTGCCCAATCAGGTATATAGGAGATGTTGTCGGTGAATAATAAAACCTCCCATTTATCAGCGGTGGGAGTGCCAGTTTTTCCTATTTTTGGACGAACAATTAAAAACTTTACGTCTTTAGAATTTCTTATCTTCTGAAATATTAAAGGCTCCTGAACCCCTGCTATCGAAAGCTCTGTATGAGTATCAGTGGATTTTAGTTCAAATGTATTAAGCGGTAGCTGAATTGAGTGTATTGTCGAGGGGTGAGGGAGGGGTAACGCCCTTAAACCTTTATGCTTTTCGCAAAAATCTATAACAGCAGTAAGCATTGCGTTGTACGTTATAAAATTGACACCACATGGCTTCACAATCTGTTTTAAAGCTTCTTTTTCAGGTGCACAATAAGGTAAACCCGATGAGCGCTGTCTTGCATTATATGGACTTAGATACTGCTCTAAAGAAACATGCATATTAAAATGGTTTCTCAATAATGGCAGTAAGTCTGAGAACCCGACGTTTTTAGTTGCACGCTCCAGATTATAACGTGCAATCCAATTATTATTAGACATTTGCTTCTACCCACCAGCTTTTATGTTGTAATACTTTTTCTAACTCAGCAATCTGTATGTCATAGCTGTCACAATGTAACGTCATGCTTTTTTCAGGTAGATCATATGCTGCAATAAAAATTGGCATATTGTTCCATTTAAAGATCAAAATAGGATTTTTTCCAACTTTAGCAGAATCGATTACGCTCTCGTTAAACCATTTAAAGACATTTGCAGATTGAGAAACTAACGAGCTAAAATTGTCTGGCGTTTTATAGAATTTGCATTCTACGCTATGCTTAAATTTTAATTGTTCTTGCTTTTCATTAACAGGAACAACATCACCAACGAAAATATTGAGTGCATCTATTCCCATCATTTGGCCAATGGTTTCAAAGTTTTTGCCGCCAACTCTTGCTCCTGAGCCTGGCGTTCGAATAAAGTTTAGTGGTGATAGGGCGGCAGATAGTTTTTTGGCCACAACGCCTTCAAAATTGTTACCTTTGGCTTTGCCGCCGCCAGGTTTCATTTTTCTTTTTGTGGCCACAGATTTTTTCGCAGGTGCTGCTGTTGTGTCTGTCATAGTTAAATTATGTTGTAGGGATTAAATTATTTATTCTAGGATTTTGCACACCTTTTGCGTAGATGATATAATGCAACATTGTTGATTGGAGATGTAATTATGCCTTTTGTAGATGTAAAGTCAAGAAATGAAAAAGAATTCTCTAGTATACAACGAGAAGTAAAGAAACTAGTAAAAGGTCTAACCTGCAACACGGGAGATGTGTTCTTTGTAGAGCATAACGGTACTTTTATTATTGAACTTGAAAATGACGGTAGAGTTTCTGACCTGCTGGCCATGTGTGTTTCTAAGTCAAATTTTGCTTGTGAGATTGTTCTTAACGAGTTTGATGGATGGTTTGACTGGAAGGCACAGATTTATGTGAAGCCCATGAGCACTGTTACATTTAAAATGAAATAAAGGGGGGTGGCTTGCCACCCCTTTATTTCAAGAAAAAGGTTTCAATTAAGTATTTTCCATAACCCAATCGTCAAGGCTGTCTTGTAACTCAGCCTGAAGTTTTTCACCATCCTCTAAACCTTTATCTTCATCCCAGTAAGGTGAAACATATACGGTATTTCCGACAACGCGAATGTCTTCAATAGTCACAACGTCTTGATCCCATACCCAGCCGTTACCTTCCCCAGAATTGTCGCCTTCTGAAAAAAGCGCATCATGTTTTTCCTTATTTGAAAGCATTTTAAATGATTCGCTGGCTTTGTCCAAAGTTAGCTTAAATTCTTTAATTTTTGCGCTTTCTTGTACTGTTTTATTGACTAATTTCAAATCTGGCTCATAGCAGACGATATCGTCGGATCCGAATTTAACAATATAGGTACGAACACCTTTGCGCTTCATGCTCACGGATTTGATTTTTCCTTCCTTACCCAGGAAATGACCGTAATCATCTTTGCCGTCATGAGCTAATTTAACAACATCACCAGCCTTAAACTTATGTTCACCCTCAACCAAAGAACGGGTCTTGTCAGTAATATACTGTGATAGCAGGTCGTTCGCTTGATCGGTTTTGTCTGCAATAACGGCTCGTAGCATTTGTTTTAATAGGTCTTTTTGCATTTCGGTATCACCCTTAAGGTTTGTTTAATATGTGGTATTTATTCGACCGCTGCGCTATTTTGATGCTAATAGGAAAGAGGCTGCGCTATTTTGATGCTAATGCTATAAATTGCGCGGTGAGTTTTTAATTGCTAAAGCATCTTATCACACACGCATATTTGGGATAAAAGAAAAGGACTCTTAAAAGAGTCCTTTTTCACGTGTTTTGTAATATTACTTTTTAATAAACTGTCTCTCAAATTCATCTTCTGACATAATGTCATACAACTTACCTGAAGGCCCGTCTTTCATCACAAAGAAATCACCATCGTTTATCCTAATTGGTTTTTTCAGTTTAACCATTGTCGTGTTTCCCATATACCTAAAAGCCTCAACCTCTATGTTTTTTCTGTAAGTTAATAAGCCTTCCGCATCTGGCTTCTCATTGGGCCGCACAAGTGTATACTTTTTGTCAAGATCATATTTTCTTAACATCCCGACCTTTTTTCGGACCCCAAATCGCTCAGAAAACACTACGTATTTTTTATGATCTTCGTCATACTTAACTTTAAAAATCTCGGCAGAGACGTATGCCTCAGGTTCACCTGTTGCTAATATATCCTCTGCCGTTTTTGCTTCTATTTTAGATTCAACGATTTCAAAGATTTTCATTTCATTCCTTAGGTAAAACAAAACCAGTGAAATTAATACTTAACGGGTACCTCACTGGAGTAAAAATAAGTCGCAATTTGCCTAATAGTGGATCAACGGTTGTTGATATATCAACAAAGGAAGATACAACATCACCTGCAAGATTGGTAGCATTACCACCAGAAATCATGTTACCGTACTGTAGCAGATCCACATTCTCATCATCATGTATCAGATCTAAAGACATGAATTCATGCACTTCATTCTCATTGTCAGAAATTTGAATTTTGAAGCTTGCTGACCTATTAGCTTCTGATGAAAGCTCAATTGGGTATGGCTGTAGGGCAGAAACTACAACAGTGCCAGTAAAAGTTGTAAATGTGCTATCGTTCACGGTGTTATCTCCAATTCCCCAAATAGGGCGTTTAGGCAAATATGCTTCTGCATCAGAAACAGTTTGCGCCGGAGTTCTATTTAGTTGAATTTTGTCAGAAGCAACCATAGCAATTTTTGCCGCTGATCTAACATTAGCTGTGATAGACTCCGCAGTCTCAATCTGTTGATCTTTAAATGTTGTCAAAAGATAGTTTTCAACGTCCGTTTTAGTGATTTCTGCCCCGTTAGCTATCATCTGTCGTATGATATAAGACAGATCGCTTGGAACCTCAGAATAACCTTCAATAAAATTGGAAATTCTGCCAGCGGCAGTTAAGAGATAGTCAAGCGCCTCAAGACTTTTCTCGTATTCAGGCCTAACGTCATTTCGTATAGTTTCATAAACTGCCAGTAGTTCATTAATCTCTGCTGGTGTTAAAAAATCCGAAGGTTCATTCATGCTGTTTCCAATTCAATTCGTGAAAAACCTTGCTCCTTAATAATCCGCAAATTCTTATCTAACCTTCCTGTGATCGAAGGGTGGTGAGATATGACAAAGACTGACATACCTTCATCCCTGCTTTTTTCTTTTAAAATCTTGACAACATTATCAAGACCTGGCGCGTCAAGGGCACCATCAATTTCATCGATCAACAGTAAGTTAGTTTTTGCATGAAGGTGGTGCAAGACGTCCCTAAAAGCTAATGCTAACGCTGTATTTACGCGTTTTTTCTCACCTGCCGACAAGTTGCCGAAATCGAGCTCTCTACCAAACTCTGAAACCGTACAGCTCATATCTGCATCAAATTTAACAACATGCGGTAAGCCCAAACCGGTCGTATAAAAATTGATTCGCGCGTTTAAGAAAGGTATTGTTTTATTGATAATTTTTCTTCTCAAGAAAGAGTTTTTATCTGTTAAAAGTTTCAATAGGAACTGCTGATGGTCAAGTTTGCGCTTTAGCATGTCGATTTTTGACAAGTCCGGAGCATCAACCTTCTCAGATTTTAAGAGTTCTAAAGCATCCACGTGCGGATTTTCAGCAATTCTTAACTCTTCAACCTTAGCTTTAAGTGACGTGACGTTAGCTTTTGCGGCCAGCAGCTCTTCTAAGTTTGGGTGTTTAATTTCCGACTCTACATCATTTAAGCGCTTCTTTATAGTTGACGCCTCAATTTCGAGATTTCCTACAAGGTCTTCAATCTCTAAAAGTCTAGAACCCTTTTCTTCTAATTCCGTATTTAATGCTGCCATCTTGGTTGGCGCATCAGCGAATGCTTGCGCGCAATACGGACATTTTGCATCAGCCAAGTGCTCATGTTCTTTCATGAGCTTATCAACAGCACCAGTAAGGAATTGTCTGTCTTTTCTCAGTGGTGCCAGTTTTGTTGCAATATAAGAAGCCTCCTGCTGTAGTTTGGTTTTTTCAGCATGCAAGACTTTTTCACTATCAAAGTCGACATTAGCCAAATCTGACAGCACCGATTCGGTGCGCGCCAAATCGGTGCGTCTGTTTGACTCCCATTTTGCAACTCGTTGTTCTGCCTCTTTGATGTGCTTTGTGTGCATGTCAACAGCAATCTGTTGCTGTGCAACAACAGCTTCTGCAATTTTTATATCCTGTTCTGTTGTTCTAATTTTTTCTTTAAGAAGGATTGCCTTTTCCGACATTAACGTAATGTTGAAAAGCTCTTCGATTTGATTGCGCTGTTGGCTAATTGGTAATTGTAAAAAAGCTGGTGAATTACCAGAAAAAATAATCGTCTTTGTAAAAAGATCGTATGAAATGCCTATAATATCCAAAATGATATTATCGCATTCAGTTACACCTTTACCCGGCGTAATGTCCTCACCGTTCCTTTTAACTTCTATTCTATATTCTTCACCTCTGGCACGGTAAATTTCATAGTCGTCTGCGTCTTTGGTAAAAGTTAAACGGACTTCCATCAACGTGTTTTTGGATGAATTAGTCGTATTGATTAACCGCTGAAGCGATATTTGGTCAAACGCCTTATTATAAAGCGCATAGCAAAGCGCATTAATTACAGTGGTATTATGGGACAGTAGACCATTAGAAAAATACCGATGATCTGAGCTGTCAACACAGACGTCAAACATTGGAACTTCTTCTTGGAGATCAGTCACACTTAAGACCTCAATTGGTCCTTCATCCGACATAATCATATCTCCAGAAACTAGGTCCTTGGCAAATACCTGATCCATATTTGCTCGGAACAAAATATGCGTATCAGCACACTTAAGTGTGTGCTTTGATGTTCGAACCTCAAAACCTTTGTATGGAACAGTTTTAGCAATCCCAGTTATAGGTTGCCAACCACTGTCAGTTTCAATTTCAATGTCACTTAAAGTAATAACCTCAGTGAATTTACGTGTTACGATATCAGAAAGTTCTTGCATTCTTTAATTACCTGTTCTGAATTAGTGCGAAAATCATGTTCCAAAATAGCTGTGTTGATCTTCGCAATTTCATCCTTGCTTCTGTTCCATCTGCTTTGCAAGCTCATAAAGTTCGCCTATTGTAATCGTCTGCATAACTCCCTTTACACGTACTTTTATACGTGTATCGGGGTAAATACATTTACCAGCGCCATTGCTTCCGCCATTATCTAAATTTTCGCCTATGACATTAACGGTGCCTTGTCCATCAAAATCAATTGTCTGATTTTGATTTCCTATCGACATAAAATTGCGTATCTCTAGTGTTTTAAAAACTAATGGTGACGACATAAGATTTCAGTTGGTTATCACTTTTAATTGTAACATTAGAGAGCAATTTTGCTCTCTAATTTCCTGATTAGTCAGTCAAGTTCCTCATACAGCGATATTAACTCAGCGGGATTAATCGTGGCTGAAGGTTGCACGCCTTCAGCAATAAGCTGTCTAACGGTGTTATCTAAAGAGCTTAAGTCCAAATCGCCTTCTAAATCAAGACCTTCACTCAACATTTCTTTCCTAAGTGCAGCGTCTTCTTCAATGGTAAATTCTCTAAGTTTCAGAGACTCTATCATTTCTTCCCTCAACGTCTGCACTTCAGAGTACCCTAAATCCATATCCAGTAAACACCTTACACGGCTTTTTGGAGGAAAATTTACGTCACCGTTAATTACCAATGATAGTCTAGTTTTAAAAAATAGTGGGGCATCATCCCAGTCATGGAAATAAACCTCATCGTTTTCAACATCAAATACTGCGCAACCCCTAGCCTTATCGCCAGCATCACCGTAATTCGTTGGGAAGGTATTGCCTATATAAATGATGTTCTTATTTGCCTGGCGTTTATGGAAGTGACCCGAAAATATGTATTTGGGTCCATTGAACTGCGCCCCGTCGGGCCCGTGCTCCATTTTTCTATCTGCTCCTGTTACCACAAAGTCTCTAAACTCAAAATGGCCAAGGACATAACTATGAGAATTTATCTCACCTGCCAGTTCTGGATACTCTGGTTTAAACAAGAAGGGCGCAACATACCAATCCTTGTTTAATTCAACAGGTTCACTAACAACAAAAAAGTTTTCAAGACTGTCAAACATTTTAGTCGAAAACACCGCTCTGTCTGATCTATGGTAAAGATCGTGGTTACCAATAATAAAGATAACCGGTATGCCTAGCGCATTTATTCTTCTGCACCCTTCTAGTGCATAATTCATAGTCCTTACATTTATCGCATTCCGGTTCTCAAAAAAGTCGCCAAGGAAAGCGATATGCGACGGTTTTTCCTTTTTAACAACTTCAATTAACCAGTCAATATAATCTAGATTATCTTGATTATGTAAATCAGAATTATTTCTGGCGCCAAAATGAATATCTGTCCACATGACCAATTTTCTAATCGATTTAAAATCGTTAGGTGTTAGCATATTCATTCGTAGCTACCCCCGTTCATAAATGCAGTGTCATCAGATAAAGATGCAGGGCGCGTCCGTTCTTGATACGAAAATGATGGGTTAGCTCCAGCCTCCACCAAAAGTTTATCTCTAATATCGCGCTGATCACGCTCTTCTGCTAGGTATTGTAAAAAAGACCTATAGGCCGCTTGCGTATAATAGGCAAATGGTTGATCAGAAATATCTGGATTAAATTTATGCCAGTTTTTCACAAGGTTGACAACGGCGTAAGCCACCATGTCTTCCCTAAATGAATATCCACCAAAACTTGGAGAATAGGAATATTTTTCAGCAATCATCCAAAGGCACTTTGCCAATTCGGGTGATAATGTGTTGTTATTTTCTTTATCACGCTTGATAAGCCTGAGCAAATCTTCCTTTAGGACGTAGTGCCCCTTCGTACTGGTGGCTTTTTCACGCTTTGTCTTAGTTTTACCGCTTTTGGTTTTTGAAGGTTGATTAGTTGTCTCCATAGAATCCTCAAAGGTTATTTAGAGACTATTGCAATTGTAACATCTTTTAATCAAAAAACAAAAAAGAATGTTGGTTGTGAAAAAGTTACTATAACATAAATAACCTGTCTATAGGAGACTTCTGTGAACGTTAAAAAAGGCAAAAAACCAACTGATACCACAAAAATGCAGAGCAAAAATGCGGCTGTAATGATTGGGCGCATGTCTCCTCCAACTCTAGGGCACTACAGAGTTATTAACGCTATGAAAAAGTTTATACGCGAAAACCCTGAATTTGCTCTTGAAGCTACTCCTATAGTCGTGATTATCGATGGAAAAGAAACCGGTAAAGATAAACAGAAGAACCCTCTTAGCGCTAAAGATAGGATTGAATTTATGATGGCTTCTGGAAAAGCCAATGGAGTCAAATTTATGATTGCAGATTCAGCCTACAATGCCTGGGAGCAGGTTAGGAAAGCTGGATATGAACCAATTGCAATCGCTGCAGGTTCTGACAGGATAGACAAATATATTGACATGCTGAATACTTATTTTAAAGATCCAGAAGGTAAAGAAATTAAGCGCGTAAAAGTGCCCGGGCTGGCAAGGGATCAAGATTCCTCAGATAGTAAAGCTGCAACTGACAACCTAAAAGATGTTCAGGCGGGTGGCGAGCTAGACATTGCTGAAGTGTCTGGCACTATGGCGCGTACTGCAGTTCAAATGGGGTATGAAGAGGCATTTTCGAAAATTGTTGGGCTTGAACATAAACCAAAATTGGCAAAAATCATGTTCAACAAAATAAAAAAATCGTTGGAGGAATAATGAAAAGGTTGGGCAGTTTATTTGACGGGTTTGTGTCCCTAAACGATGATGTTCCGCAAAACGTCAATTATACTGTTGCGGGTTTTAACAGCAGAATGACAGAGGCGGCGCTAAAAGTAGGTTCTGATCTAGGAAGCGTTTCTAGTTTTTCAAAAGTTGCAGTTTCATTGCCATCAGTTGACAGTTTAAAAAGTTCTACTGTAAGAGAAATAGCAGACGGCGCGGGTGCCCCCTTATCACAAGAAGAAAAACAACAGATTATTGGACTCTTTGCGCAAGACTCACCAGAAACTTTTTCTGCTTCTCAAATAAACGCAATCACCGGGAAAAATGGTGCTAAAAGCGGGCATGAGGTCTATATAATAGAAAGCGGTATGACCATAAACTCAATCTATTTTGAGGTTATGCCAGAAATTACAGAAAACAGAAACGTTGACTATGAAGCAATTGCGCCTGCTCAGTTTCCTGGTGCATTCCAAAAATATAAAGGGACGCAATCAACTACTTGGAATATTAATGCTAAGCTGACAGCAAGAAATACGTTAGAGGCAACAGAGCGATATAAAGAACTGAGCATGATGCGGGGTTGGACATTACCATTTTTTGGGAAAAATACGGGCGCGCAATTTCCAAAAAAACTTGGGGCGCCACCACCAGTGCTAAAGTTTGGTGGATGGAGAGGATTAGTTGGTGAAGTTCCGGTGGTTATGACTGCGTTGAACTGGCAATAGCCATCAGATGTTGACTATATCCCAACCAGCATTATTGGATCAGATGGGCAACTTATCCCATTTCCAACTGTGATGAATATACAAATCACACTTGTGGAAAGTTTTTCTACTGAGGAATTTAATAGCTTCAGCCTATTAGACTATAGGGCAGGCAGAATGGCTGCAGCTTATGGAAATAGAGATCGTTCTGTAACAAGTCAAGTGTCTGATCCTGCCGCATATACTCAACCTGTTGCTGAGCAACCTAAACCAGCTGCGGTATCCCCAGCAAGAAAAACAGCAAAGAAGAAGATCAAAAAGAAAACAGTTCCTAAAAAGCTGCCACCTCTTATTTGCGAAAGGGCGCCACCAAAGGACGTTTCATCTCCTATAGATACGTCCAAGGTAAAATACGATCAATTTGGTAACGTTATAGGCAAGAGATAAAATGGAAACAAATAGTGTTTTAAAAAGAACTACTAGATATGTATCAGGCGGTCAAACCGAAGTTAATTCCTTGGGCCTTGAATGGTGGGAAAGAATTAATATAGAGCGCGCAATCGATGATCAACTTTTTATAATAGATGAAACCACCGCTGGTAGATTGGACAGAATAGCGCATGAATATCTAGGTGATTCCAGACTTTGGTGGATTATTGCGCAATTCAATAATATTTTAGATGTTCACGAAGAGGTCGTCGTCGGTGCTGAGATTTATATTCCATCAAAAGAACGTGTGAAACTTTTGCTCAATGGTAAAACAGGCGGAATTCCTTCAACTCGTGAAGTAAAAACAAATACACTACCAATAGTTTAAAAAATGTCATCATACCTATATAACCCACTAGATAATTTCAGATCTTATTCTACGCACTACGTTATGGTGGCTGCGAGAACAACAGAGCGCGCAAGAGAATTTGCTGATGAAAGAAACTCTTCTCAAGCGATGTCTGCAATAGAAAAAGTTGGGGCGCTAGGTGATGAGATACCTTTTGGTAGCCCCAGCGACACATACCTTGTAATGGACACACGTAGATTTTCCCAATTTTCTGTAGAGAATCTAAAATACGAAGTTCTAATTAATGGTCTGGTATCAGGCAACTCGCATGCTAATTTTTTCAACGGATTAGAAATAACAATTATAGACAGTGTAGGTGTCTCATTCATAAACTTTTTACAGTGGTTAATGGATGAAAAAATGAAGTGTAATTTTGACGGCATGATTTTTATGCTAAAAGTCATGTTTGTTGGCCATCGAGAAGATGGTACTACCGAAACTGTTGACACGGTTACTATTCCAATGTTCCTGTTAAAAATGGAATTAGCCTTAACAGATGTCAAGGGACATTATACCTGCACGTTTTTCCCAACGTCTAATTTTGACATCAACCATAATAAAAAATGGCTGAACATTGGTACTGCAACTTCTTATTTTACTGGTAAAGGAAATAACACTCTTGGCGCAATGGTAAAAAGCTTTGAGGATGAACTAAACAGAAAATCTTCAGAGTACTATGAGCGTGTTTCATCGGTAGTCACAAAATATCGCAATCCGCGCCCAGGATCTACAAAATATGGTAGAAAGGTAAAATATCAAATAACATTGCCTTCAGCTTGGGAAAATTTTCAATTTAACGGTTCTTCTACTGGTTCTGCAGAAGAGACAAATTTTGTAGAATTGTTAAAGAGTGCTCAAGCAGAAAAGACCCAGCAACCTACACAGTCAGAGCAAGAATCTCCAACAACTGACTCTCACTTATCTGTTTCGGCAGGTTTGACCATAACAGAAGTTTTAGATATCATGTTTAAGCAGTGTCTTCAAACCCAGCAATTGGGTATACCAACGGAAAACACTACTACTTTCTACAAACACCTTGTTTCTGTAACCAGCGACGATGAAACATTTACTGTACATGTAGATGTCGTTGAATTTGTTGTCCCAAATACGAATAATGATTCAGCAAATACTGTAACTGATGCAGAGGCTAAATACTTCGAAATAAAAAATGGCAAACGAATCCCAAAAAACTCTTTCCAGCTTGATTACATTTTTACTGGCTTGAACAAGGAAGTTTTAACTTTCGATGTTAAGCTGCAGGATGTCGCTATTTTGCTTGCATCAAACATCAAAGTTGGTGAAGGTGAATTATTTGCAACTGCAACAGAGGGTCAATACGATAGGAAAGATGTAACAAAAGATTCAAACGATCTAATTACTTCTAGGGCATTTGATCCTATCTTGATTCCTGCAAACAGTGAATCTGAGCTAAAAAACTTTGAGCAGTACGCAGCACGTCAGGGTACTAAAGAGCAAAGAGCACTTATAGCCGATACTCAAAGGTACATGAGGAACCTGTCCGCTTATTATGCCAACTCAACTTTTACTGCTGCTGTAACTATAAAAGGCAACCCAACTGTTATGCAGAAGTTCAACGTCGGGGAGGTTTTACAGCACGACAGCGGTGGGTCGGGAAAAACTGGATTAGATAGAAAAACGTATAGGGCGGACCTCGAAAAAAGAATTCTTAAAGATAACCCTGAATTCCAAAGAAACGCTAATGGATCATTTTCCTTAATAGCAGGGCCAAGTTATGTGACTAGTCCAGTGTTTGTTAAGATGAACGTTAAAGGCCCAAATGTCGATTTTAGAACTAATCAATTAATTAATGGCGAAGATTTTGCTTCAGAGATTTTTTTCGATCAGTACTTCACTGTGCAAAAAGTGACAAATATCATAGAGTCAGGTGTGTTCACACAAGAATTTTTACTGTACACCCACAGTTTATATTCAGGCACCCCTGTTGAAAAAGGTAAAACAAAAATATGAATAATTATGCATTCATCGACGGCGTTGTTGTTGACACTGATGATCCGCAACAAGACGGTAGAATTAAAGTCTGGTGCCCCAGCATAGATGGTGACAGCTATGTTTTAGAGAATCTTCCATGGGCTAAATACGTTAGCCAGATAGCGGGGCAAACACGAGATTATCCTGCTGGGTCGACATCTGAAAAAACGTCAGGTTTGGTTTCATACGGTTTCTGGGCTATTCCTAAAGTTGGATCTACTGTTGTAGTTGGCCTTCTTTACAACAATAAGAATAAGAGATTTTATCTAGGTTCTTATTTTCAAGATCATGGTAATAGATCTTTGCCGGCCGGCAGAAACCGCCCTGATCTAGGTATTGACACACCTTTGTCAGATACTTTTGAAAAGATTGAACCACAGACAAATAACCTAATTGCGCAATTTCAAGGTAAAACATCTGCCCCCGAAGCAAGAACACGGGGTGCATATGAGAGAATGGTTGCCCAAGATAAAACAAATAAAGATGGTAGCGAGGGGTATTACCAAGCCTTAAATCAAGAAGGATTTGACCCCCAAACATATTGCTTAACGACACCAGGTAGACACTCTCTAATCTTCCAAGATAACCCTGAAAATGGTAGGGTCAGGATAAAGACTGCTGACGGTCATCAGATCATACTAGATGATGCTAATGAGCGTATCTATATTTCAACTGCACGCGGCAATACGTGGGTAGAACTAGATAGTGACGGGCACATGCACATCCATGCAGGTGAAAGTGTTAGTGTCTCCACCGGTGGTGATTTCAATGTCACTGCTTCAGGGTCTGTGAATATGAGGGCTGGGAAAAACTTTAACGTCTCGGCATCTGGGCATGCAAGAATATCAGCTTGTGGTGATTTATCACTTTCCGGAAAAGGTGTAAATTTAGACTCTTCTGCTGGAATGAACTTTTTGGCAGCGGATGTGTTATTGCAAACAGCTTCAAAAATACACTTGAATGGCCCTGAAGCAAAACCTGCTCCTTGCGCTCAAACGCCGAGTATTGTTCCGTTACATGAACCTTGGGAACGTCCAGCGTCTAAAACTACGCGCAACCGTAATTGGAAACGGTAAATAGAAAAAGGAGATATCTTTATGGCTGTTTATCGAGGCTTTTCAACGTTTGCTAAAAAAGGAACCTTGTCGATGACCGATAAGGACTTAGTCGTGCGCGATTTACTCAATCATATATACACCGCAAAGGGTGAAAGGCTGATGTTGCCAGATTTTGGCACACGCATACCCTTTTTGGCTTTCGAACCTTTAGATGAAAATACACTGTCTATTGTAAGAGAGGATTTAATATCTGTATTTGACTACGATCCTAGGGTAGAACTTATAGACCTGTCTGTTCAAGCACTGCCTAATTCAAACGCAATCATCGCATTTGCTGATGTCAGGTACCTAGAGTTAGATATTGTTGAAACACTTAAATTAGAATTTGCTACAGGTGAATAATGAAGTTACTTAGAGCTACTGATAGGGCAACACGTGATTGGACCCGCGATGATTTTATTTCTTTCGCTAAAGATTTATTTGGTCCTTTTAAAATGCAAAAGACCCACTACACCGAGGTTTTTGACTTTGAAGACGATGTTCAGATTGAGATAAATTATGAAACTCCAAGCGATGAGCAGGCAATGGATGTTCTAATTAGGAGAGAAGGGAAGCTAGTAAAATTCTTAACAATAAAGAATTTTAGAGACCTAGAGGTAGTTTTAACCCGGTTGTAAAACTTTATAGTCCATAAATAAATCTATACAAATAGGATAAATTACATGGCACTACGCACAACAAACAGCGCAGAAAGCTGGGAACAGCTTTATAAAGCTTTCTCTGAAGTAAATTTCACTTCTTACGATTTTGACAGCATTAAACAGTCGTTAATAGACTACACACGAACATATTTCCCGGAGCAGTTCAATGACTATATTCAGTCTTCTGAATATATCGCATTGTTGGAAATGTTCGCATATATTGCTGAGCAACTGGCTTATAGGGTTGATATGCTTTCACATGAAAGCTTTATTACGACGGCCCAAAGAAAACAATCTATTTTAAGATTGGCCAAACTTATCTCGTACAAGGCTACAAGAAATATACCTGTGCGCGGTTTAGTTAAAGTTACATCTGTTACGTCCACAGAACGTATTATTGACAGTAGGGGCCAAGATTTATCTGGGGTTGTCATTAATTGGAATGATCCTAACAACCCAAATTGGAAAGAACAGTTCATCTTAGTCATGAATAGGGTCATGACTAACCGATATGGACAGCCACATAAGAGCTTTCAGGTCGGCGACATCGTCATGGATCTTTACTCCCTAAGGAATGATCCAGAGCTGTTGAAAAATGGGGTATTTTCTTATTCAGCTCAAGCTGGGCAAGATACTTATCCTATGGAAGTGGTCCCGGCAGATATTGATGCTAATGGCCCGTTTGAGCGCGAGCCTGACACATCTTCGCCATTTAGTCTAATTTTTGCAAATGATGGTATTGGTGATAGTTCAGACTACACTGGCTTTCTTATGTTCACAAAACAAGGTGTGCTAACAAGGATAGATTACGAATTAACTGATGCACTTCCAGATAGAATTATTGATTTTACGCCCGCAAATATAAACCACACTGATGTATGGGTACAAGAAATCGGCGAGCTAGATGAAATTATAGAGAGGTGGATTCAGGTAGACAGCCTTTCTGACGAAAACCTTGTGTTTAATGGTAATAGAGAGACACGCAAAAAATACGAAGTGGCGACCCGCGAAAATGATCAGATTTCTGTAATTTTTGGCGATAATGACTTTTCAGATATCCCACAGGGCGTTTTTAGGTTTTGGATGAGGCAA